ACATCGAATGCCGGCCGGGCCCATGCGATGGGTACGTTCGCGCGCCGCACCTCTGGCGCGGCCGGGTCCAGCACCGAAGGAAGGTAGATCAGCAGCAGTGCCTTCGCGGTGGGATCGGCAAGCTTCGCCGTTGCGCTGATTTGCGCCGTCGATGTCGCCAGCACCGTCCCCGCCTGGTCGAGCAGCGCGAGCTGCGCCGAACTCAGCGGACCGCGCACATCGCCGATCTCGACGGGGCTTCCGCCGAAGGCTGCCTTCGCCGCGTCGTCATAGAGGCAGATTGCGCCGTCCGGTCTGACCCACCACCAGGGTTCGCCGAGCTGAACCTGCGGCTGCAATCCGTCTTCGCTCGCGATGCCGACGAGCTCGTCGGCAACGTCGCTCAGGAACGCGATCCCCGCCGCGGACGCTGGCGAGATCAGGGTCGAAGGCGGCTCGTACGCGGTCAGCGCGGGGCTTCCGTCGAACGCCCTTTGCTTCCACCCCTCCGGGCAGAACATGTCGAGGATCTCGTACGAGACGGACCAGATCACGTCGTATCCCCGCGCCTTCGCGGCCCGCGCTAAATCGCGATGCCAGGCGAGCGCCGGCGCGTTGAATGCCCGCGCCGGGTCGAGCCTTCCCGCGCCGTCCAGCGCGAAATAATGGCTCATCCCGATGTAGTGGTTGATGAGGCTGCGATAGCCGAGCCGTTCGATCGCCTGGACGATCCGCTCGGGCGGCAAATTGTACATGTCGTCGTACGCGGTCGCGATGCGCAGAACGTGCTCGGGCACGACCGCGTCGTTGATCGCGAGCACGCTCGACGGACCGTCGCAGCGGATTTCGGACAAAGTGGCCGCACCGCCAGCGGGCGCCGGCCGGATGACCCCGGAGCTCTCCTCATAGTCCGGCGGCACCAGGCTGATGAACATCCGGTCGATGGAGCGCGGATCGACCCGGTCCGCGTCCGCCGGCAGCGAATAGCCGCCGTCGAGCGCATCGAAATCAAGTGCTACGGCCGCGTTGGTCGGCGTCCCGCTCGCATAATTCCACAGCCTGACGAGCCAGATGCGCGGGTTGCCGCCCGCATCGTTGCCCTCGATCGTCAGGGTCGGGCCGTTGGGTTGGTCGAGCGCGATCAGCCCGCTCGATTGCCAGCGAAAGCTCAGCGTGCAGCCCGAATAATCGCGATTGGTCTCACGCGCATGCGCCGGGTGCGCGTGCTTGTCCTCACTCTCGTAGATCAGTCCAACGAGATCGCCTTTGCGAAGGAACTCCGCCTGGACATTCAGCCCGTGCCCGTCGCCGGCCGACACGATGCTCGCAATCGTTCCACGCGGGAAGTCGACGCTCCAGTGCAGCGGATCGAACCGCTTCACGAAGGTCTGGACGATGGGCGCATCGGGTCGGGTGAACCAATGATTCATGGCCGCTCCGTCAGCGCCGACCGCACGGCCCGCGCCACCTGCCGGCTCGACTGGCGGAGCACGTGCGGATCGTTCGGCGTCGGCGATTGAATTGCGATCGCGACCCGGACGTTCCGGCCCGCCGCTGCGCCCAGGCGCTCAATCCGCCCGGCGCTCGCCGGCACGAACAGCTCGGGCCCGCGCTCGCCGACCATATAGCCGCGGCCGGGCGTGACGGGTCCGCCGGTGGCCCGTCCCGGAGCTCCGAGCAGGCCGGAGATCAGGCTGCCGAGCCCATTCAGCAACCCCGCACCGAGGCCGCCGCTTCCTCCGCCGGGATTGAACAGGCCCCGGAGCGAAGCCTGGGCGATGTCCGACATCGCGGCGAGCGCGACGCGCTTCAAATCGTCGAAGCCCAGCTTCCCGGTCGTAATCGCTTTCGCAAGCGCGCTGTCGATCATCCGCCCCGCGCGCCCGGCGCCCGCGACCAGCGGCCCCTCGAGTTCGCCCCGCATCGCCGCGACGTCGCGCGCGAACGCGGCCGTATCGGCCCGGACGCTGACGACCAGCCGTTCGATTTCCTCGTCCATTTTCAGGCTTTCGTCTGTTATTGCGCTCTGATGAGCGGCTATCGAGAAAAAGAACCCTTCTGGCGGCCGCCCGATGACTCGTTCACGCTGCCCTACGTTGCCGCGCGTATCGGGTCTGGCTTGTTGCCGATTAGCTTCGTTTTGATCCTGAGTGGCTCGCTGATCTTCAGCGCGATCATGGCGCTAATTGGTGCTCTTCTTCTGGCCTACGGCTTGCGCAACTACTGATCTGGAAAGCGTCGACGGAGCGTCTCGATTGTCTCGCGATCGGGTGCATCGACGTCCTCGCGCATACCGCCGAGCGCCAGCGCCAATTCGGCTGGCGTTGATTTCCAGAACTCGTCCGGCCGCCAACCAAGGAGCCTCGACGCGGCTGGGCTGAGCCGCGCTGCCGCTTCGCCGAACTTCATCGTCCCTGAAGAATTTGCGCCAGAACAGCCCGAAGAATTGGCGTGATTTTCGCCAGCCCTTTCTCGATCACCGCCTCGCCGATCCGCTCCCGGGTGATCGCCTCGGGGCGGCCCTTCGAAAGATGGTCGAACAAGGCGACAATCTGCGTCAGGCGAAGCTCACCCTCGGCCGCCCGCTCGACGAGCTCGAACAGCGATCCGAGCTCGTCCTCCGCCGCGATCAGCGCGCTGAAGGTCGGCCGAAGCACCAGCGCCTCCCCCGCGACTTCGAGCATCGCTTCACCGCGATAGGGGTTGGCTGACAAAGACGTCACAGCGCGGCGACCTCGCCCGAGCTCTCGAGCGCCACCGTGTAGTTGCGCTCGCCGTTGAAATCGCCGGCATATTCCAGGCGCGTGACCAGGAACTTCCCGCGCATCCGGTCGCCGCTCTCAAAGCTGAGCTCGTAGCTTTCCAGAGCGCCGTTCAAAGCCAGCCCCTTCACCTGCGCCTCGGCTGCGCTGCCGGTGAAGATCCCGCTCGCGGCGACCGAAACCGATCGCACTCCGGCGCCGGACAGCAGCTCGCGCCAGCCACCGCTGCCTTTGTTGGTGATCGCCACCGCGTCGCCGTTGATCGCCAGTTGCGTGGTCTTGAGCCCCGCAACCGTCGCGTAGCTCGGGGTCGGCGACCCGTCGCCGATCTTGAGCAGGAATGCGCTGCCGCGTTCCGCCGCCATAATCTTCTCCTTTTCTATTTCCCCTCTCCTTTAGGGGAGGGGTAGGGGTGGGGCTCAGCTCACCGCCAGCATTCGCGCCCGAAAATCGATCGCCGCCGCCCACGGCCCCGCGACGTCGCGAAGCACGCGCCGCCGGATCATCCGCATCGTCACCAGCTGCCAGGCGGGCGATGGCGAGAGCTCCTGCATGTTCGTCTCGATCTCGTCCGCCAGCGCATGCAGCCGCACGGGCTGGTCATCCCATAGGGTGATCGCGATCAGGACCTCGCGGCCCTCACCGTTCTTGTGACTCCAATCCGCCTCCGTCGTCGCGTCGAGCGCGACATAGGGATAGGCCGCGCGCGCCGGCGGCCCGTCATAGACGCCGGTCAGCTCCTCGATCGTCGCGAGCGCGGCCGCGATTGCCGATTGCAGCGTTCCGCCGGCACTCATTTGAAGCAGCTCGAAAGGAACCGCAGTTCGCTGTCCGCGAGCCAGCGTTCGCACAGGAGCAGGTCGCGGATGCTGAAGCCTGAGAGCAGTCTCTCGATTTCGGCATCGGGAAGGCGCTGAGCGACGTGCTTGACGAGCTCATCGGTCGCACGTTGTTGCGCCAGCTGCGCAATTTTTTCGCCACGAGCCATCAACACTTCCATCATGCCCGAACCTCTTCGCAGCGCATCGTCAGCCGGTCCTTTTCGAGTGGGTCTTCGAGCAATTGCCGGACCCTGTATTTGCGCCCCTTCCAGCTAATCCGCTGGTCGATCGCGATCTCGTCGCGCCGGCGGATGCTCACCCGATAACGCGGCATGGCACTTAGCGACTGCGCTTCGCTTTCCGGTCCGGCGCTTTCGAGCACGACGCTCGCGAGGCAGCGGCACACTTGCTCCCATCCTGGTTCCTGCAGTCCCATTGCATTTCGAACCGATACGGGGCGCTCGATCACCACGCGCTCGCGCAGCGTGCCTGCGAACTCGCTCATGCGATTCTCAACCGCCGATATGGCCGCCACAGCGCCGAGACCGCAGCGGGCGGTTCGCCGCCACCGCCATCGCGAGAGCTGAAAAGATATGCGACCAGTCGCAGGATGCCCTGCCGGATCGGTTCGGGAACGTCGTTCTCGCTTGCCGCCATTCCAGCGGTTCCCGACACTCGCAGGCGCCTGCATGCCAGCGAACCTGCAAGGCGCACCCAGCCGTCGCCGGAGGAATCCACGTCGATCGAATAATCGCCGGCCTGCAACGGTGTCCCGGCGCCAGCTTCGTCGACCGCTTCGATTTGGGTGATTGCGCGCACTGGGCCTGGGGTCAGCCGCTCCCATGCGCCGCTGGCGGGAACGACCTCGCTAAAATCTCGCGCAATCACCACCTGGTTGATGAAGGCTTCGCACAGCGCGCTCGCTGTTCGGATCAGTCCGGCGACGATCGCCTCCTCCTCGCCCGTCTCGATCCGGACATAGGCCTGCGCCTCGCTCAGCGTCACCGCCGGCTCTGCGATTCCGGTAACCATCAGCGCTTCTCCACGCGCAGCACGATCGACCGGCTGTCGACGCGGCCCGAAGCCGTGACGACCTCATTGATCAGGCGATAGATCCGGCCAGGAAGTCCGCCGCCGGCTTTCACCGTCGATTTGGTCGCGTCGAAGTCGCTGCCGGCGATCGTGACGCCTCCCGCCTCTTCGGGCGCGACCGACCAGTCGCTCTCGGCGAGCAAATCGTCGCCGAGATATTCGGCGCCCCAGTCGATCAAATAGTCGAGGACCGCGTCGGGGTCCTTCAAGAGGAAAGTCATCGCATTCCTTTTTGTGTTGGCTGTTGCTCAGCGTGCCTCGGGTTGGGCGGCTGCGTCCGCCTTCGCCGCGACCTGGCGCCGCGGCGGAGTTTTCTTGCTGGCTGAGGGCGGCTGCTGCTCCGAAAGAGCAGCCTCGCCGACCGTTAATTCGCCAATGCTCATGTTCGTTGTTCCCCCTGATTGATCGCCCGGCTCCGCCGCCCTTGAGGAATTGAACTCGCGCTTGATTCGCGCCTAAGCGAAGTGGTGACCTTCGGCGGATCGCGAACCTACACATTCAAGTCTGTCAGCCGGTGCGACATGTGCCACTCGGCTGACTTCAAGATGCTTGGCATGCGCCTAAGCGCTTCGCAGGGCCTCCGTCCGCGCAAGGCCGAAGGAATCGCGGTTTCCGTCAAACAGTGCCTGACCTGCGGGCTAGTCTTCTCGGATCCCCAACCGGTCCCGGCGAGCCTGTCCGACCATTACGAAATGCCGCCCGAGGACTATTGGTGTGAAGATCATCTCTCCCGCGACGAGACGTTCTTTTCAGCGGAGATCGCGACCGCCAAGCGGCTTCTGAAATTCAGTCAGGGGATGACCGCGCTTGATGTCGGCGCCGGCCTTGGTCAGGCAATGTCTGCGCTCAATCGAGCTGGGTTTGACACCTACGGAATCGAGCCGTCCGCGTCCTTTCAGAAACGCCTCGATACCAACCGCGTCCAACTGGCAATGGTGGAGGAGGCCGAATACCCGCCCGAGATGTTTGATTTCATCACTTTCGGGGCCGTCCTCGAGCATCTCTATAGCCCATCAGACTGTCTCTCTCGCACCCTCGGATGGTTGAAGCCGAACGGCATCATTCATGCGGAAGTCCCTTCCTCCTCCTGGCTCATGTCAAAGCTCGTCAATTCCTACTTCCGCCTGAGGGGGACGAATTACGTCACTCATCTCAGTCCGATGCACGTGCCCTTTCATCTCTATGAATTTGGGCTGGCGTCGTTCCAGAAGAATGGGGCTATTCTGGGCTACGACGTCGCCGAGCATCAGTTTTCGGTCTGCGCAATTCCCTTTGTCCCACTGAAGCCGCTTTTCCGCTGGCTCATGGACAGGACCAACACCGGGATGCAGCTGACGGTCTTCCTTCGCCGCCAGCCCGGATGCTGACCGCCCTTTCTAGGCTCATGTTCTCAGGGATTGTGTCGCGATTGGGGCAGCAGGAAGGTTCTGAATAGGAGAGATCACGCCGCCACCGCCTTGATCACGGCGAGGTTGAACGTCAGCGCTTCCGACAGGGAGCCGGCGCTGCGGTTTTCGATCACAATTTTGAACGATCCCGCGGCGACCCCCTCGGCCCAATAACGGTACGTGCCGGCCGTCGCGTTGCCGCTGGCCAAATTGAGGCTGATCGTGTCAGTCGCCGCGATCGTCGAATTTGTTACCGTGAACGAAATCAGCGCGGCCGCGGCGAGCGATCCATTGTGGGTCGTAATCTGCCCGGACGCCTTGTTCAGCGTCACGCCGGTCGACTTGCTCGTCGCCTGCGTGACCGTTCCGCCGGCGCCGGTGCCGTAGCCCACGCCGGCGGCCGGGTCCGTGCTCTTGATCGCTCCCGAAACCGTCGAGCTGGTTGGCGTGATCGCGCCGAGCGTCAGGTTCGTTCCCGAGATCGTGAGTCCGCTTGCGAGGCCGACTTCCTCGACGACACCGGCGCCCGCCGACGCGCGGCCGAGGAGTTTCGACGACGCGCTGACGTTCTGGATTTTCGCATAAGTGACCGCGCTGCCCGCGATCTTTGCCGTCGTCACCGCGTTGCTTGCGATCGACGCCGCGAAGCTTCCGGTCCCGGATCCCGTAACGTCTCCCGTCAGGGTGATGACCTGGTCGCCCGTGTTTGTGCCGGACAGGTTCGATCCGCTTACCGTGCCGCTAAAAGTGCCGTGGCCGGCAATATCCAGGCCGGCGTTGGAGATCGTTGCCAGCAGCGTTCCGCCGTCCACGAGGAAGCGATGCTGGCCGCCTTCGACGGACTGCGCATTGTAATCGACGCCGAACCCGACATGGAACGCGATATGGCCGATTTCGCGGCCGCCACCGGTATTCCAATTGCGGCCCCAGAGGTAGCCAAGGGCATTGCCGATGTCGAAGAAGGTGAAGGTGTCGGTGTGCCCGGTGATGCCGTCGACCTGGACTTGGTCTTTGATGCTCAGCATGCCTTTGACGTTGAGCTTCGGGCCGATGTTGACCCCGTCCTCGGCGGAGCTGGCCGCGATGTAGCGCGTCTCGGGCGCGAAACCCGAAGCGACCTTGCCGCCCTTGATGAGTGCCTGCGGCCCCACCTGGACCGGCGGCTGGTCTTCCTCCGAATAAAGGTGATCGATCGTGCTGGAATTGCTTGCGTTCGACGAGGGTACGTAAACCGCCCCGCCCTCGCGGAACGTCATTCCGCTCACCCACTGCGGAGCATGAGCCGTCGCTGCTCCCGCGTCCTTCCAGTACAGCCACCAGCTGTTGCTCGTTGCGCTCGCCGGCGGAGAGTTCGTCGAGGCGCCGGTCGCCTGGCCGCTCTTGACCACAAAGAAGCGGCCGTCCTTGAACGCTGCAACCGGAGCGGTGCCGGAGATACCTTGGACGCCGTTTCCGGATGTCTGGATTGCGCCATATCCGTTGCCGAATGCGGTGGCGTCGAGGACTCCGGCCTGGCGGTTGTAGTTCGCGTCGACCAGGCCGAAGAAGCCGGCATTGGCGTCGGCTCCGGCGAGGGAGAGACCCACGCGGCAACTGTTGACCGTCAGTGAGCCGCCGTAGAGGCCGTTGGCGTTGCCTTCGGTGTCCCCTCCCGACCCGGCCGTGACGTTGACGTGGATGCCGTCGCCTTGCCAATCGCA